GGATATATTGGTTCTCATTTAACTAAAATGTTAACTGAGTCTGGGTATGAAGTCCATGGATTAGATCTTAACTTACCAGAGTATGAACCATATAATCACTATCAACTAGACGTAGATCTTAAACTAACTGGATATTTTACCAAGTTCGATTGTATTGTACATTTAGCAGCTTTAGTACAAGTAGGTGAGTCAAAGCGCTCTCCTTATGAGTATTATACTACTAACACTATGGGCACTGCTAGAGTACTCGGCATACCTCATGACAATTTTATATTTGCCAGTACTGGATGTGCTCCAGCATGTGAAAGCCCTTATGCAATAAGTAAGCTAGCAGCTGAACAGTGCTTAGAGCAGTTAGCACGTAGAAATTATACTATATTTAGATTTTACAATGTGATAGGCACTTCTGGTTTTGCACCTACAAACCCAGACGGACTAATGTCACAACTAGTTAAAGCTAAACAGACAGGTCAATTTACTATTTATGGTACTGATTACAACACTAAAGACGGTACCGCTGTGCGCGACTATGTTCATGTTGATGAGATATGCAAGGCAATAGCACTAGCCATTGAAACGCCAGCTAACTCTACAGAGAACTTAGGGCACGGACATGGGTATACAGTTAAGGAAATAGTTGATCAATTTCAATTTACTAATAGCTGTAATTTTGAAGTCTTATCAGGCCCACGTAGGCAAGGTGATTTAGAGAGCTCAGTATTAGATAAGCCTTCCAAATATATGAATAAACTCTACGATATAAATGAACTTCTAGCTATCTAGGAATAAAAATTTATATATTGACTTATACTTCCTATCATGCTATAATAGGAGCAATTAAAAGGTACATAATAAATTTATGGCAAAAAACACTGGTAACAAACGTATCCCGGTTAAACACGTTAGAGATAAAGCTAAAGCAGCGTATCAAAAACAGGACCACTGTTATGTCTGTGGTACTGAGCAAGATTTAGAACTGCATCACTTTCACTCTGTTACAATCTTGCTTGAGAATTGGGCTAAGGTAAAGCAGTATGATATTTCTACTGATGATGGAATATTGGCAGTAAGAGACGAGTTTATAGCAGAGCACCGAACAGAACTTTATGAACTGGTAAGGACTTTGTGTAATAAACATCACGTTAACTTACATAAGATATTTGGCAAAGCCCCCGCATCTAACTCTGTTGAGCGCCAAGCTCGATGGGTTGATATACAAAGGGATAAGCATCAAGGCAAAGAAGTCACTACTAAAATTACTACAGGTTCGTTTTTTGGCGCCTTTACCTAAGGTAAAAAAATATGGCATGGTACAATAATGTAGGTAGCTGGGTTAGAGAAAAACTAAACCCCGCACAAGAGATTATTCGAAGAGAACAAGGCGTAAACATTGGCTCAGCAGCTGCCTTCAGCTACAGAGTTGCCTTCCAAAAACTAGAATCAGTTAATAGAGGTACTAACATGTTGGTTAGTGCTTGTGCTAGTTTAGATTACGATGTAAAGAATAAACTAAGTACTGATGTAGCGTCAGGAATTAGACAAAAGACACTATTAAATTTATTAAATTATAACCCTAACCCATTTCAGTCAGCACAAGAATTTAGAACCGCTATATTTTCAGACTTAGTTCTTGATGGTAATATATTTATGTATTACGATGGAGCACACTTATATCACCTACCTGCTACCAATGTACAGATACAGCCTGACGAAAAAACATTTATAAAAAGCTATACTTATAATAACAGTATAACTTTTAAACCAACAGAAATTATACATATAAAAGATTTAAATAGTGAATCTATTTATCGTGGAGCAAGTAGACTTGAGTCTGCGTCACGCTCTATGCAGATTATGTATAAAATGCAAAATTTCCAAGACTCCTTTTTTGAAAATGGAGCAATACCTGGAATAGTGCTTACAAGTGACAATACACTTAGCGCACAAGCAAAAGAAAAGACTATTCAAAACTGGATTGCAAAATACAATCCAAAAAATGGGGCCAAGCGTCCTATGATTCTGGATAGTGGACTAAAACCTTCTAACCTATTAAACACTAGTTTCCAAGACATGGACTTTGATAATTCTATTAAGTCTCATGATTCAAAAATCTTAAAAGCAATCGGAGTTCCTCCTATTCTTTTAGATGGAGGAAATAACGCAAATATATCGCCCAATTTAAGATTATTTTACTTAGAAACAGTTATGCCTACAATACGTAGGTACACTTCTGCCCTAGAAAGATACTTCGGCTACGATATAGATGCAATAACATCTAATGTTAGCAGTTTACAGCCAGAATTAAAAGACATAGCAACCTATCACTCTACATTAGTTAATGCAGGAATACTGACACCTAATGAGGCTCGTGAAGAATTACGCTACGCAAAGATTGCAGGTATGGACGAAATTAGAATTCCAGCTAATATAGCTGGTTCTGCCGTCGATCCTTCGCAAGGTGGGGCCCCTACTAAAGACAGTGCGGGCAATTAATAAGGAGTCATATGGATAAAAATAAAGTATTATATGTAAATAGTACTTTTACTAAAGCTGCTCCTGCAAACGATGAACCAACGGATTCTATTTATATTGAAGGGTACGCAAGTACCACAGATGTGGATAGACAAGGGGATATAGTTCCTGCCAGCGTTTGGGAAGCAGGACTTAAAAATTACCTCAGAAATCCTATCATATTAGCACAACATGATCATGACGATCCTGTAGGGCGTATGGTACAACATAGGATTGACAGCAGTGGTTTATGGATTAAAGCTAGAATTTCGGCGGCAGCTGAAATTTATAATTTAGTAAAAGATGGGGTTTTAACCGCATTTAGCGTTGGATTCAGAGTACTTGATGCTGAATATAATGCTGCAACCGAGTTATTTGTTATCAAGAAACTAGAACTAGTGGAAATTTCCGTAGTTTCAGTACCTGCTAATCAAAATACTCTATTTAGTTTGTCTAAGGCATTTAACGATGCTGATGAGTATAATCAATTTAAATCGCAGTTTGCACCCAAAAGCGAATCAGCTAAAGGGCTAGAATCCTCAACGGAAGCAAACGGCACATCACAAAAGGAATGGAAAATGAATCCAGAAGAAATTAAACAAATGGTTGCAGACGCAGCAAGAGCCGCAGTTGAACAAACAACTAAAGCAATGCAAGATGCAGCATCAGCTCAAGCCGAAACTGAGCGCACAAAAGCAGCCGAAGAGGCTTCTCTAGAAGCACGTATTAACGCTCGCGTTAAGTCAGCTCTAGAAGCAGCAGCTCCAGCAGCTGCAGTTCAATCAGGTGAAACAGGTGCAGAGCGCCTACTAGCCGAAGTTGAAAAGCGTTTTGAAGAGCAGTCACAAACAACCAAGCAAGTATTAGACAGCCTACAATCAGCTCTAGCTGAGAAGTCAGCTGAAATTGCAGCTATCCAAAAGTCAAAAATGGCTTTCTCGGACAAGTCTGCTGCTGACGGTGTAACATACCAAGAAAAAGAGCAAGCAGTTATGCTTGCAACTATCATGGGCAAGTCAATGGACCAAACCAAATTTGGACGCGCACTGTTAGAGAAATCTAGTTTTGCTCACATTCCAGGTTCAACAGGTCTACCATGGGAACAAGAAGTACAGTTGACAATGGAAGAAGCATTACGCCGCAAGCTAGTTATTGCTCCTATCTTCCGTCAAATCCCAATGAAAACCAATGTATTAAGTATCCCTGTAAATCCTGAAGTTGGATCTGCAAGCTGGGTTACAACATTCAGTGGCGGTACTGCTCTAGAATCAGGCTCTGGCGGTTCAGCTGTTGCTCACAAGCTAGCTGAAGTTACTCTAAATTCCTACAAAGTAGCGACAAAAGAGTATGTTGGATACGAAGAAGAAGAAGATTCTTTACTAATTCTTCTACCTATGATTCGTGATGCTATGGTTCGTCGTTGCGCTAAAGCAATTGATGGTGCCCTACTAACAGGTGACGGATCTACAGTACCTATCAGTGGCTTATCAAACCGTGCTGGTACTTCTGGTACTAATGCAGCTCTTCTACAAACAGTAGCTAACGGTGCTGTAACTATTAGTAAACTACGTGGACTACGTGCACAATTAGGTAACTACGGTATCGATCCAGCTGATGTAGCATACATCGTTAATAACGATACATACTACGATCTATTAGAAGATACTAACTTCATGACTATGGAAAAAGTTGGCCCTCTAGCCACTATTATCACTGGTCAAATTGGTATGATCGGTGGTTCCCCAGTTATCGCCACAGGAGAACTAGCAGCTAAAGCCACTGGTGCTGTCACTGCATTGACTAACATTGCTGCTCTTGCAGTTTATATTCCTAACTTCTTAGTTGGATCACAACGCGGTCTACGCATTGATACACAAGAGTTAGCAGCTGAACAAGCTCGTGTAATGGTTGCTTCTATGCGTGTTGGCATGACACAAATTACAGCTAGCCAGGGTGTTAAAGCCCTTCGTTGGACAGCTTAATTCGTTAAGTAAGACAGGACTTCGGTCCTGTCTTTTACATATCTTGCTAGTCAGGATATGTAAAAGACAAAAGGAAACAGTATGGCCAATCTAGTAACCAAAGCAGAGTATAAAGCTTATGCAGGCATATCTAGTACTACTCAAGATAATTTAATTGACTTCTTAATTCCAAAAATATCAGACGCTGTAAGAATTTTCTGTAGAAATCCACTCTTGGATACCCAAGAAAGTGTTTCAGAAATATTTGAAGGTGGTAATGCAGTATTAGCACTATCCAGTGGACCAGTAGCGTCTATTGCTTCAGTACAGTACTCTACTGACTATGGTAAAACATTTGCCGACATGGTTCAATACATAGACTGGATCTATGTACAAAAAGAACAAGTAGTAAAATGTGTATATGGCTCTGTATTCCAGCTTAGACCTGCAGGATATAAAGTAACTTACCTTGCTGGAAATGATGGATGCCCAGATGGATTAAAACTAGGAGTATTAGAGTTTATTCAGTACTATATGAGACACGAAGGTGCAGTTCACTCTAACTCAGCCCCCGGCGGTAACAGCGGGCAAATAGAATATATAATGACTAGTAAACTACCAGCATCAATTCAGCGTATTTTTGATCAATACGCATTAACGGTAAATTAATATGTCAATAGCGGAATTCAGCCAAACTCTCAGAGATAGAATTTTTAGTAGATTTAATCAAATTAAAACAAGAGATCTAAGAGCTGATTATACTAAACTAGTAGAATCTGAAAAGTTTCGTAAGAAATATGAAGCCGCTAAACAAGGTGCTTCTTCTGTAATTACTGAAAGCTCCTTAAAAAAGTTAGTAAGCGATTTAAATAAAGACATAGAAAATGATACACTAAGATCAGCTACTCAAAAGTTCTTAAAAAGTGTATCTTTACCAAGATTTATAAATTACATAGAAAGTACTACTTATTACGATAAGTTAGTAACAAGAATTCCAGGCGAGTTTAGACTAGAATCTGTACCACAAGATACTTTACGTAAACTATTTTTAGAATATATAGAAATAGAGTTAGGTACTTTTGGATTACCTCATGCAACTGAAGTAGCTGTATTTGAACATATTAATCACCATATACAATCAGGTCACTTAGCTGGAGTTTTCTCCTTACGTCTTAAAGAATCACTGTTCTTAAATGTAACAAATACAGGTTCAGGATACAGAGACTTTAAGCTAGACCTAGGAGATGGAGTTGACAAAACTTCGATAGATACTCTAGAAAGAATAATGAAAGTAGTCTTAGACGCAGACTATTTAACTAGTAATATTGTAGACAAAGAAAGTATATTTGCAAGAGCAACTAAAACTGTTCTAGGTAATAAACCACACTTAGAAGTAGAACTACAATATAAAAGAGATAATGAAGAAGCCGGTAAACTACTAGCAACTACTGGTAAATATTTAAACGATTTAATTAAAACCATATCTTCAAAAACTGGAAGATCTGATAGCGATGCTACTGATAGTTTTAAAAAACTAATAATTAGCTTAAAACCTTTGACCGAAGTAGTTATAGCCAAAGCAGCAGAACTACAAAAAGTACCATCTAGTCGAGATTTAGCTGATTTAATAGCTGGAGATGCTAGAGCTTTAAATCAATTAGCAAGCTCTTTAGTAAACACTAAAGGCTCACCTTCTTTGAAGGCGTCAATTAGTAAAAATATAGCTAGCATAATAAAAACTGGAAAAACTTTAGAAGAAGTTACTACAAAGGTAAGTCAAAAAGTATCAAAAACCAGTAAAGACAAAGAAGTTGAAGCACTAAATAAAACTTTTAAACAAGTAGGTAAAGCACTTAAGCAAGCGCATGCCCAGATAAGTAAGCACAATAAAATATCAGGAAGTAAAGTAGTATCAGCTACACAACCTTCTGCTGCACTACAACGTATGCCTTCTATGACCTCTCTCCAGGCATACATTAATGAGAATTTACAAAATGTAATTTCAGCCAATATGGGTTCGGGCACAGAGCGTAATATTTTAAATTATCGTTCAGGAAGGTTTGCTGAATCTGCTAAAGTAACCGCAGTTTCACAAAGTAGAGACGGCTTGATAACTGCTTTTTATACCTATATGAAAAATCCATATCAAACTTTTGAACCAGGATTTAAACAAGGTAGCCCTGCATCAAGAAATCCAAAATTGCTTATTTCTAAGTCAATTAGAGAAATTGTAGCAAATAAGGTAGGTAATAAGCTGAGGGCACAAGCACTATGACACGTAGAACATCTATTGTAACCGCAATTGCTGAAAAAATGCAAGTGCAATTAAACGGCATTACATATCCATCAAATGTATTTGGTAATGCCTATCCCACATTAAAGTTTTGGGATGAAGTAAACGATTTCCCTTGTGTATATATGAGTCCTGGTACTGAAATTCGTCAATACGAACTTTCAGCATTTGCCTGGGGTTTAATGAATGTAAGCATAAAGGTTTATACCCGTGGAGAAGATGCTCAACTACAACTTGAACAGTTGCTAGAAGATATTGAGAAACTACTAGAGAGTAATAAAAATCTAGTATATGACGCCACAAAAGATCTGATAACTACTGAAATCTTAGTAGTATCTATAACAACAGATGAGGGGCTTTTAAAACCTTATGCTGTTGGAGAAATTAACATACAAGTACGTTATCAAGTTATGTATGTATAAGTAGCCATAAGGCTATTAACAAATCGTATCCTAACGCACCAATCACAGATAAATATCTAGTAATGTGTCCGCAGGATGCACAAAATTAAAGGAATTAGATAATGGCAGCAACATTTAATCTAGTAAGAAATAGTAGAGTATTCTACACTACTAACGTAAACGCAAGTACCGGTGTAGTAGCCGCTTCTGGCTTTACTACTGGAAATACATTTGAACTACAAGTTCTAGATGGATTTACATTCGGTCAAACTTCAAACGCAGACACAATCACAATTTCTGAAGCAGGCTCTTCACCAACTCGTGGTCAGCGTTCTTTCAATACAAGTCTAGGACAAGCAGATTTTTCATTCTCTACCTACATTAGACCATCTAAAGCAACAACTGTAAAGTGTGAAGAATATGTTCTATGGAACTCTTTACTAGGCTCTACAGCTACTGATTCAGCAGATGCAATTGCAGTTGATTACACAGCAGCTCTAACCACTCCTACAGCAGTAGCTTACGTAGGCGGTGTACTAACAGTTACAGGCGCTACAGGCACCTTAGTAGTAGGTGAAGTAGTTATGATGACAGGTCACGTAACTGCTGATCACAATACCGCCATCCGGATCACTGGAGTTACTGCAGGTACAAGCTGGACAGGCACTTGGGTATCAAATCCTGCAACACCAAGCACAACTGCCGCAGATTACGACAATGTAATCCTACGCAGAACAGCATGGAATGAGCAAGGAACTACATATGCTGAAGTTACAACAGCCCTAAGTAATAAAAACCAACTAGTTAAGTTTGGTATGATTATGGTAGTTGATTCAATTACCTATGTTATCGATAACTGCTGTTTAAATCAAGCAGATATTCAGTTTAGCTTAGACGGTATTGCTATGATAGCCTGGACAGGTATGGGAACAGCCCTACGTCAAGTTGGAACTACAGCAGTATTTGCTACTAGTTCACCATTTGCAATTACTGGTGGTTTAACTGGTAACTATACCTATAAGAATACCACTGCTGATTTTATTACTAATAAACTAAGCACTGTTACCTTAAAAACAGGTATCA